ATGTCTACAGTAAAAAGTATTTCGGGATTTGCGTCTCTATAAAAAGCATTACAACCCCAAAACCTATCTTCACCATAAGTTGGCATTATTCTGTTTGTTCCGTTTCCTACTATTGTGAGCATAATTCTAGTAACTTCATTTTGTATGCGTCATGGTCATAATGTATAAATGACTTGTATTTGTTTATCTTAATGTGTATGTCGGGATAAACAACCTTCTCTGATATAAGTCTTTCCCAATCTTTGCTGAACCCTATAATAGAATCCATAATACACAAAGTTTCTAACGATACCTTCTTACTCATGTAAGACTTTAATAGTCTAGGGTGTTGTCCGTTGTCTACTTTAAGTATGGTATCGATTTTAAATGTTTTAAGTAGCGTAGATACTTCTGTGTTAAAAAGATATGCAAGTTTCTGTTTGTTGTTCTTCCACTTCTTATATCTTCGGTCTGCTTCTTTATCTAACAGGTCACCTACCCAATAGTCTTGTTGAGAAAGGTTTGCTATAAAGAAATCTTGTAATTCGTTTTTGTATGTTCTAGAGAGTTTACCAAAATGAAACTTATCTTTCCTTCGCATGAAGGCATTTAAATCTGCTTTGACTACACCATTGTATTTGACAAAGTCATAATCCTTGGAATGAAAATGTAACTTTATCCCAAGGTATAACTGATATGCATCAAATCCTTCTCTTGAAGACATCTACTTGACTAATGTCGGTGTGCTTGGTGTGACAATGGAACTTGTCGCTTCTTGATACGCCTCACGTACTTTATCATTAGTCGGTGTTACAAATACTACATTCGTAAATGTAACGTCTTTAGGATTTTCAACTCCTGTTACTGCGATTCCTCTAGCGAAACCCATCTGTCCTGTTTCGGGATTAGATAGAATCATTCTAGGTTCGTCTATCGTAATAAAACTTCCGTCCAATAGGGAAAGTTTACCTACGTATTCTCCGCTTACGGTTACTACCGTAACTATATCACCATTCTTCATAATTACCTCACTTAAAAAATGTTGTTAATGACGCTTGTGAATTGTTTCCACGATTCACCATATTTAATTTCTTTGCTTCTGCTTCCAGTCTTTGTTTGAGTGGGTCACTTAGCAATCTCTTGGTAGATTCGGGTTCTATCTTATTCACTTCGCAAACTTTAATGATTGCGTCCATGACAGTAGCACCTTTACTTAATAGAACTTCTACCTGTTCTGTAAATTCTTTTTTTGATAACATTATATTCCGTATAGGTTAGTATATTGAGTACGTACTTTAACTAAATCGTCAATGTAGTCCTCGTGGTTTGCTGAAAAAAGTTGAAAGTGTCCACTCTCTACCATAACAAGTGCATGGAGTCTTTCAATCTCATGACCTGTAAGTTCTTCTACCATTGTGGCATAAGCAGTCATTTGAAGAAACCACGGTCTTGCCATGTAATCTTCTTTGAACTTGCCAGAAGTCTTAAAGTCTATGATACATAGTTCGTCTTCTAACATTCCGATACAATCAACACGTCCTGCCATTTTTAATATGTCAGAATACATTGGTGCTTCTAAAGCAATCGGAACAATTTCGTCTAACACTGGACGAATACTTTTAAACATTCCTTCATGAATAAGATTATCGAATTCAAGAAAGTCTTTTTCCTTACGCAAGTAGTCTTCTACATGTTGGTGAATTTTAGTTCCACGGTCTGTAGCAGCTTTGGTAATCTTATTTGCTTTCTCTTCACCAATTCTTTTTCTCCACGCTTGGATATGTTTACGTGATTCCAAACCAACAACTGTTGTAACGCTTGGATATTTTCTAGCACCTTCTGTATCAGTATAGAAACGTTGTCCATTTTCTGAAACAGTTTGAAGGTCTAAATGTTCTAAGTCTGTTATATCTAACAGTGGTTGTGTACTCACTTGTGTCATTACTCTATTTTACTTCTTTTTGTTCTGTATGTCTACATGCTTTTCGACTATTTCTCTAGTCTTTTGGTCTTTGATACTTACACCGTTCATTTTTTTGTCTAACGGTGAATGTGGGAACTTGCTACCAACCTTAGATAGCACTTCCTTAAAACCAGCATCCGTTTTAACTCGGTCACCTACTCCGCCAACAAAGTTGGGAGCTGTTACTCGTTGTTCTAGGTGTGGGTTATTTTCTTTGAATTCATCTAACACTTTATAGGACATAAAATGTTCTTCGATTTCATCGGTCTTTGAATTGTAAAAATCGTAACTAGGCATATTGTTCCATAAATGTAGGGACTTCTCTCAGAGTCCATTTCGCAAAATCTTTCTTTTCCTTTGCATAGTATTTATGGTACGATAAAAGACTGTTTCCAACAACCTTACAATAATCTGGCATAGCAGGTGGTGGTTCTTTCCATACACCTAACTTAATGTTCTTTGGTAATTCGTTTAAGAGTTCACGCAACTTAGTGTCTGTCATGTGTATCCTACCATACCTGTATGTGTATTCGTCACAACATGCAACAAACATATCATACATGTACTGATACTGAATTGCGTTCTCACGTACCCATATAGCAGAAGGGTGATTGATATGACTTGCCTTATATAAGACACCGTCCATGTTTGAGTTATCTAATTTCCACCTTTGAATTCTACGTCCACTCGATGCATCGGTGTATTGAGTACCGTCCAACATTCGGTGAGCAGTTGATAGCATTTGAGCATACTCAATAATCATTTTGACTACGTGCTTATCGCAGTGCAGTTTAGCTGCAGCCACAGGGTCTTTATCTAGATAGAATATATTCATAACTTCTTAACTTCCTCTAGGATTTTTTCCACGTCTTGCCACGGAAGGTGACCTTCTACATCGTCATACCATTCTAGTAAAGACTGACCTATAAATTTTTGGTCTGAGTCCCAAGGAGCTATTTCCCATAGTCCACTATGGTAACCATAACTTCCTTCATGTCTGATAACTGAAGCACCGTATCCATTGTCAAATTTGAATATGTGTTGAATACCACCGTGAACGGTTTTGGTTTCGATAGGTGCAAATTGAAAGTCGGGAATGTACATTATCTTTTCAGTTTAATGAACTTACGTCTTGCTTTAGAAAATAACTTAGAAGGTTTCTTGAAAAAGATTTCTTCTTTAGTTCCCGTTTTAATATATCCAACGTTTTGATTTTTCTCATTGAATATGTAAGTATGATTTGGAACGTTGCAACCGCTGTCGCTCCAATCAGTTATTTCTTTAAGATAGGTTAACATGATATGCTTTGTACCTCTGAGTAAACCGAAGACACTTCACTTTCCAATGAACTGATTTCGGAACTGATTCCACTGATACTAGATTCAAGACCACTTGTAGCAGAGTCGATATCTGATATACGTGATTCAAGGTAATCTAATTTGTCAGTGACCGAAGCTAAAATTTCGGTGATTTGATTATTGACTTCCGTTTGTTTATCAAACATCTCGGAATTCTGTTTGAGCAAATTAATTGCTAAGTCTATACGTGCTGTCATAGTTTCTCCTGTAATTCTGTCCACGTTAATCTTTCCGCACTGAATAACTCAAGTGCTTCGGGTTCATCTTTAAATCTGATTTCGTCCTCAGTTACGTGGTCAACTGAGACTTCTTCAACATTCCTAACATAGGATTGATACCCTTCTGAACCAGCATTACCAATTTGATTGATAACTGCAATGATAGAAGCTTCCGAAACTTCGGGTGCTTCATAATACGAATGAAGACCCTTACCATAAGCGTCTTCTTCGTAAATTAATTTTTCGGTCTCGAAAGACACAATGTAATCAGAACCACCTTTGAACTTCCAAGCGTTTCCGCCGTCCAAATTATAATTCTCTAAATTTTGGGTTGTGATTAATAGTGCTTTCATAGTTTACCTCAAGTAGTCTGGGCCATACTTACGCATTCCCGTTATCATATAACCGTCAAAAAGATTTCCTCTCGGAGCATTAAGAGCGGGAGTTGCCCACCCAGCAGCTTTTAGAACGTCACCACATTTGAAGGTGATACCCGCTAAACCTTTTGTCCATTCTTTCTTGTTAATGAATCCCCACACAGACCTATTTTGACCTTTTTCAGTGGTGATTATTTTAATGTATTTACGAGACACTTTGTAAGTGTAACCCGTATCTGTAAGAGTAGGATACTGTTCGATATGTGCTTTGTGTAAATCTTCACACAACTTGTCACACAATTGAAGCAGTTCTTGTTCTTGGTTGACTTCAACCACCATTTCAGATAATTTCATATTTTCTCCTTTATTTCTCATCATGGGGCTAGCTTACGAAAAAAGAGCTGTCACTGTCAACAGCTCATTTCCTCTTTTTCTTCGATTTCCCACTCTAATTCATCGTGTTCATTCTCAATATCTCTGAGTTTATCTTCAAATGGTTCTACAAGGTCGTAGATTGCGCTCTCAAGAGCGTTTACTGCTTCCCTAACCTCTTTGACCTTCCACTCCATATCGTCCTCTGAGATACCGTTATCTTCCGCCAGAGACTGTACAGACATGTATATGTTACTCGGTACATCATTGTACTTAATATCTTTAGTCTTTGCATTGACTGAGTCAATCACACTCTTGAAATCCCATTTTTGGTTATCAAGTTTATCTAACTTTTCTTTTAGTATTGCTACTTCGTTCATTAAAAATCTCCGTCTGCGACTTGGACAACAGTGGTTCCTCTTTGTCTCCACATGTCAACGACTTTGTTTCTGTCGTCAAAGACCAAATCAATTTTACCACCCAACTCTTCAAATTTATCTGCAAGGTCGGACTTGAATTCTTCATCGGGTCTGAAATCACCATCGGGTCTCAAGAACAAACCGCTGTGGTTGTCACCAATCCATTCAGCAATCTGTTTTTCAGTGACCTCTCTTTCAGACTCATTCCTAGCAGAAAAGAAAGCAACTGACTCACCCTGTGCAATGAACCTTTTTGCAATATCGCAAACCCATTCTACAGGGGTATCGAATTTGGTATGTTCTCTGAACGATTTCCAATCAGAACCCTCAGACACAAAATGTCTCCTATGTTCAACATCGGCAATAGTCCCGTCAACGTCAAATACAATGTTCTTTCTATCTACCATATTATAAGCCTACCAAAAAAGAGCTGTCACTGTCAACAGCTGGTTAGATATATTTGTCCTTATTTTTTAAGAACTCTTGAACTGCTTTGGACTCGTCTTTGGACAATTCCTTAACAGATTTAATACCCCAAGTTGTGCCTATGGTGGTGAGTTTATTCCCTGCTGTTACAGCACGGTTCCACATAAGGTCATCTTTCGGGAAGAGTTTGTTTAGTTCGCAGGCAGTAATCATATTCCGCCCAATCTCAACCACTTTCATGGTTGCATAGTTATCAGTGTATATACTGTCTAGTTTTCGTTCTTTCATAATCATTCCTTAGTTTTAATTTGACAGCCATTTTATCAAAAAATAGCTGTCACAATCAAGTGGTTTTTTTACTTTCTCCAATTACAGGTTGAGTGCACGGCGGCACAATTTTCTTGAGTCGTTGGGTTACCGTCTTTGTATTCCAAAATGTGGTCTCCATGGATATCCGTTCCAATCTCGCCAGGCATCTCTTCACCACAGATAGCACATAGACCATTCTGTTCTCTGAATGCTTGTGCTACTTGGTCTTTGGTGAACGTTCTCTTTGGGTCAAGTAGAACTGAATAGAATCCCAAAGAATTCATTTCTTCACGTATTAGTTCAAGTGCAACTTTAGTATCTTCAGCACCGTTACCTCTCATACGTAATTCATATGGTGAACCTGTCAAACCTTCCATGGGTGCAACCGCTTTTAGATTGTCGATTGCTTTCATGTAGACCTTGATAAATTCAATCGGGTGTATTTTAGTTCCCGTACCAATTATCTCACCAAGCAAGTAAGCAAAGTTTCTCCATGCTTTCAACCCTAGGGTGTTAGCAGTCTTGTAACCTCTGACTGCTTGATTTACTTGACTCAACACTTTTGCAACAAACGAAGCATTACCAAATTTTTCTTGATAATCTTTTGCTTGTTTTCTGTAGAAGTCTGTAATGACTTTTCCAGTCGTACCCGTCTTCTTCCAATCACTAGTGTTTAACATGTAAACAAGTTCAGCAAGAGTCTTGTCAACGTCTAACCTACTATGGTTAGCATTAGCAATGTACTTCAAGTCCCCATTCTTTTTTGTTTCAAAGATTGGTAATACCAAATCATACCTAGTCCAGTTTTGTATCTGAATAGACATTGGAGATGATATCGCTTGTCTTTTTTCCTGTGGGTTTAAAGTATTGGTATTGTTTAATACCTCTGTAAATAAAAACCCAGCAAAAAGTGAATCGATATCATAGTAACACATTGCACCAATCTGTTGATTGTAGAAATGTTTTTTTGCTTGCGGTGACAACTCTTTGAATAACTTACCACGTAAGTCTTCAACTCTATCTGAACCTTCAAACGATAACTCTTCAAGTTGTTCACCCTCTTTTCCATCAGGCAAAGTAACCGTACTATTCTTTGCTGTAAAAGCAAGAATCGTAGATACTCTTTGACAACCGTCCATAACTTCTGAATCAAAGTTTTCGGGAATGTTCTCTCCCATTCTCAATGCAATTTCGGGAATCACAATTCCGTCTACAAAGAAAGATACCAAGAACTGCTGTTGCCATGATTTGTCAGCATGGAAGTTTCTCTGATATGCTTTGGGTGTTAGATTGATTCTCCCGTCAACGTTAGACTCATTAACAAAGTCTTCAACAAAAAAAGTTTCCCTAGGTGGGTTACCTCTATGCATTCCGTCAAGGTATTGTTTAAGATTCGCCATCGTCTTCTCCTTGATTAAGGTTAAGAACCAATGGTTCGTGCGGTTCCCTATCAGACATGAAGGGTTCCAGTGTTGCAGTGATTTCTTCCCCTACGCCTGCAATCTTCTCACGTAAGTATATAGC